CGCCCGTGAGAAACGCACTGCCGTATTCCGCGTCAGCGGGGGCGTGTCCATCAAGTTTGCACCGCTACGGTTCGGATCAGATGTCAGCGTCGCGCTGGTGCCGTCAAAGCTATAGGTGCCGCTGCTCACTGCGTTATCAGGCACCACATAGAGAACGGCAACCCCCGTACGGCGAGTCATCACCCCCGCATTGCGAGCCCAATAGTTCAGGCCCTTCAGGGTGACTACATCAGGCTCAGCGTTGATGCTGCTGTTGCGCTGGGTATCGTTTGCGCCGGTGATCATCCCAGCAGATCGCAGCTTGGCTGCGTCTGCCAAACGCACCGGCCCCAGTGTTGTCGTGCGGGCTGCGCTCACCTCAGGGAATGTCACTGAGGTGTTGATCGTCAGGTTGTTAACCGTGATGTCGCTGGCGGTCAGACCATTGGGGAAGTCAGTGCTCTGGAAGTCATCAAGGGTGCTGCTGCCGATCAGGTCAACCGTCAGCGTGGCGCCTGTTTCCACGTCTTCCAGCCCTCGTGGGCTGACGTTGAAGCCGTCCTCGTTACTGCCTTGCGGCACCACCCGCCCACCACGGTCGTTGGTGTAGTAATAGGTGAACTTGTTTTGAGGGCTGAGGTCCTTCTGTGCAGCGGGGATCGACTTGCTGTAGTTCAGATAACCTGCCCACTCCCAGGCGTGGCCATACAGCCGCAGCACACTGGGACGACGGAACTCCAGCGCCCAGTTGCCACGACCATCTGCAGCACCGCCAGAAGGAGCAACGGGAAAGTCCGCGTCACTGGCCGGGTTCAGCAGCCGCAGGTCTGCACCCCTCGGCAGCAGTACCTGATGCGCCTGATCAGACGTAAGCCCCATTGCCACCAGGAAGCCATGCACACCCTGGTAATCAGTGCCTGAGCGGTACTGATCGCGGACACTACCTGCCACAGTCCAAACCGTGGTGAAGTTGATCCCGCAGGTTTCAGTGTTGTCTGCACTGTCCGTGTCAGTGTCGAACACCAGGAACGGTGCCTCGTTACGCCCCACATCCTCAGGGCTGTAAGCAGAGGGCATGTGGACAAAGTTCTCACCCCAGGTAAGCGGGTTGGGTGTTGCGCTCTCTGTCAGCTGATCCTTCAGGGACTGGTAGTGCTTGCCTCTGAACTTGACCGTGGTGCCAGCTCGGTAATACGCCCCCTTGGCGTAGCTAACACTGGTCGAGCAGCGCCTGATCGTCACCTCAGCAGTCTTAGCTACACCGGCCACGGCAGGGCTCTGGCCAACACCTGTGCCGGTCACGGCGAACACCTGATTGCCGCCTGCCTCGAACTCAGCGCGGATCCCACCGCCAGCCCGTGCAGGGTCGGTCTGCACGATGAAACTACGCTCAGGCCACCGGGCTGTAGCTGTGTTATTCAGCTGCAGCAGCACCCGCCGTTCGCTCGGTGTGCGGGTGTCCACCAGTCGCCTGATGTAGACCTGCTTGCCAATGGCAAGGCTTTGATCCGTCTCGGGGTTGACGCCAACTGGTTCATTCGTATCAGCCTGCAACAGCGCCTTGCTGATGCGGATCTCGCCGGGATTGCTGGCACTCCATGCGCTACTGGCCAGGTCGGTGCGCCAGTGTGCGCCACTCGGGTTCTCCACCCAGATCTTCGTGCCTGCGGCGAAGCTGTAGCCGTCCTTGAGCAGATTCGCCGGAACGCTGCTGCTGGTGTCATTAACCGCCAGTGGGTTTACCAGCGTGATCTTCGTGGAGCTGATTTCGCTGATCGTGCCAAGGAAGATCCGGCGCACATTGCCCGTCTTCTCGTCGGGGTTCAGCGGCACCTTGATGCGGTTAAGCGTCCAATTCTTGTCTTGTGGGAACGCCGCAGTCTTGTAGCCGGTGCTCAGTGCAGCGCAGCCCCCGAAGCTGCTATTGCTGTTGGTGACAGTGATCTCACCACCGCGATCCGTGAAATGGTGGATGCCCTGGCCGATGGCGAATACCGACACCTCTTGAATGAAGGCATCGTTGATGGCACTGATGTGCCGACTCATCCGCACCGGGTTCATGCGGATATTGTTCGGCTCGGTTTCGATGTACTGCTCATAAGTGGTCGGCACCCATTCGCCATCCACATAGCGCTGCCAGCAGCTCATGTCCTTCTGCAGGCTGACCCCAGTGAACTGGGCTGTCACCATGCTTTTCAGGCCCGACACCTTGGAGCCATCCATGAAGGCCCCGCCGATGCCGTAGTCAGAGCGAATCGAACAGTTGAAGATGTACGGGCTTGCCGATGCAGTCGTGTCCCACGACGGACTGGGAGACGTACCTGCTTCAATCGGCCCGACGATCTGGTACTCGGTTGGCCGTGTAACCGTCAGAGCTGCGCCAAGGTTGGCACCGCCTCCCACAGCGCTAAAGCACTTGGCATAGAACTCATCCAGCTCATCCTTTGATGCGAAGTGGAAGCTGTCGAGTAGGTGGTGGCTGGCCTGATGCCCCACCTTGTCCATCACGGTGAAGCCGAAGAAGTAGCCGGTGCCGGTGATTTTCAGCATCGCTCGGCGGTTGCTGTAGTCCGCCTTCTCATCGGCCACCGCCGGGACCCAGGTTGGCCGGATTGTGGTCTTGCGCAGGTCAGGGCCGCACAGGCTGCAGCCACGCGGCAGGATCACACCCCCAACTGTCTTCGGGTTGAAGGCGATCAGCTCGGCAATCGTGGGATCTTTCGCGTCACCCCAGCTCACGAGGGATGGATTAGTGGCACCTGGATCGTTGTGCAGCGTGTGGACGCCAGGCGACAACACGATGCTGACGCAATCGACGTGGGCACGAGGATCGGTATAGGTGTACCAGGACTTGCTGGTGATGATCGCCGCTTCGATCACCGCACGGTTGATCGTTTTGAACGGTCGCTGAGGTGTGAACCCACACTCCAGCCGCTGCATTTCGATCCGCTTCAGCTTGCTGGCAATGATCTCTTCGTCTGTCTCACCACCTTCAAAGGTGTTGTATGACCCGCCGACAAACTTATCGCTGCCGGTGTACGGGTTCACATACAACGTGAACGGCGCCGATAGTGGGTCTGCCTGCCCACCAGCACCAGGCACGATGGCGGCGTTACCAACAACCTGACGCATCGCGTCAGCCAGGGCTGCCAGCTGCTGCCGAAACACGCCCTGAGTGGATTCGATATGGTCTGCTGCACCTACCTGCCCACCACGAACGATCTCAGTCACAGCCAAGCCATAGCTGCAACCATGCTAAGACGGCTCAGACGCGGCAGTTCCGCTCGCCCATCTTCAGGCCGATCTCTCCGGTAGTGACAAACTGAGCAGTGCCTGCAATCAGTTCCGTGGGCCTGCAGTTCACTGCTGTCTGGGTCACAAGGATGGTGCAGCCGTAATAGAGGTCGCCAGGAAGCAACCCGTCACAGCGGTCGTCTGTCTGTCCGTCGATCATCCAGAACTGCGCCTCTGCTTGGCACCCCTTCTCGGTGAGCATCAGTAGCTGCAGCAGCGCCGTGCCGTCCTGACCGTTTTCATCCTGCCGGCGTTCCAGCAGGAAATCCAAGGTGCCGCCGCCAGTCACCAGGGATTTCACTGACTCGCCCCACTTCTCACCCAAGGCTGTCACCTCCACATTTGCCGCGTTCAGGTCCAGCGTCCACTCCCGCAGGTCGCACTGGATCCGCCAGGGCCTACCAGCAACCCAGCCACGCGGTTGCACATCGGCGTTGCCGTACTCCGCTGTCCCCGCCACGGGTTCCATGTAGTACGGGGCAAACTCACAGATGCTCTGCAGTGTCACCTCATCGCGCCCATCACTGAAGCGGTATTCGCCAACGTCACCCGCGCAGTCGGCAATGGCTGCCTCGTATTCGTCCGTCCCAGCCGGGGCCATGATCAGATTCCCCCAGTCCACACGAGCCAACGGCAGCCTGTCGCTACAAGTGCCATTGAGCGCGGACACTGGATCGGTGTAGAAGCTCACCCGGTCCAGCTGGTCCCGGTAGATGTAGTAATGCCCTGCAGTGGTCGGCGCTCTGTTGTCATACATCGGGGCGTCGTCACCCACCCCGTAAAACAGGCTGCTGTTGTTCTCAACGTGTGCCCTGGCCGGTGAAAGATCCCAGCTCCCGCCCGCGTAGAACCCGTGGCCATCAGGGCAGTTGCCCATCGGCAGACCGACTGAGCTAGTCAGGTAAACCAGATCCCCGTTCCAGAAGTCCTGGTTCTGGACGTGGATGCCACGACTGGAGCTGTGCATGGCACCAGCAGCCAGGACTACCGGGGCAGGTGGTTCACGCCGCAGGATCAGCCGTCCGCTACTCCCGAGGATGGCCATCAGAAGCCACCGCTAATAGGCCCACTCACCTGGAAGTTCACGCTCACCGCTGTCACCTCTCCTGTTGATACAGCAGGGCTCACGCTTGTCACCAGGGCCACGCAACTGAACCCACCACCCTGAGCAACGTCCATCACGAAGTCCACCGCTTCTGGTTCTGCGTGGTCCTCAAAGATGGAGTTCAGCAACGCCCTGGCTGCTGTGTCCTCCGTGTCGTACAGGACAGTAGCGGAGCCAGATGCACCGCGAAGACCGGAAACATAGGTGCGATCAAACGTGCCTAGGCAACTGGTATCCAACGCCGAGCGCTCCACGTTGAGCGACCAGTCCCGCACCTTCCCCACACGCTGGTTGCGAAATCGAAGCGCTCCACCGGCACCTGTGAGAACGGCCATGGCTAATCCAGGGTGCCGACAAGACTTACGGCGAGTCTAGTTCTACCCGGCTGAACGCTCTCCACCTCTGGCTCTTGTGCCCATCGCCAGGTCAGATGGTCTGGAAACTGCTTCCGCAGGTCATCGCTCATCCCCTCCCATACTTTGCCGGGTAGCTGGAGCGGATGGAAACCGCCCAGGGAGTCGTGATAGGACTGCACCATCCGAGCGGCTTCATCGTCATTCGCTTCGTAGCGGAGCTG